AAAAATATAAAATATTTAATATATAAATATGAAAAATTTAAAGATTTTTGATATGTATGGAATTAAAAACTTGGTAGGATTTATAACCCCCTTATTGTCTGGGGTTTTAAATATTTTTGTTAATTTATCATCAATATTAGCGTGTATATCTTTACTAATTGGTATTGGTGTTGGTTTAACAGCATTAATTTTAAATTTAAAAAAAATAAAAGAATATGGCAACAAGAACTCAAAGAATTTATAAGGACGATTATAAAATAAGTGTTTTTAAAGGTGATGATAAGACAATTAATGTAGGGGTTTATAATGATCCTTATAGAAAAGATGAAAAGGTAATTACAGGTTATACTTGTGTTTTAAAAACAGATTTGTTTGAATCTACTGGAATAACATATGATGAAAATAATATACAATTTAATTTAACAAGTGATAATACTAATAATACTTCTGGTTTGTATCCTTATGAAATATATATTGTTAATAATTCGACAGATAGGAAAGAGACTATAATACAAGACAATTTTGAAATAAGAAATGTAATATAATGGAGAAATTTATTTATTTATTTATAAAAAATCTTTTAGATGCTGAAAAAGTTGATTATAAACATTATGAATTGTTTAACAATCAACCTTTAAATTCTGCAATAATAAATTTATATCCAGCAATTTACATAGAAATATTACCTATTGAATGGGATCAAAGAACTTACAATATTCAAGAATCAACAGCAACAATAAGACTACATATAGTTAATGAAATATATAGTTCATTTGATAGTGATGATGCTAATATAGATAAGTCATTAGATCATTTAAATTTTTTAACAGAAGTTTATAAAGCGTTAAGTTTAAAATCATCAGATTCAAGTAATATACCTCAATTAGAAGAAGTAGAAGAATACTTTAATATAGGTTCATTACAAAGAATTAGGACGAGTAATATTACAACATCAAAATCTAAATATATAACTATGATGGATTTTGAAAGTAGAATTATAGACAAGTCAAATTGGACTTATCATAATTATGATGAATTTACTTTGAATACTATAAGTGGTTCTACTAATTCTTCAACAGGATTAACTTTCGAGATTCATGGAGAATAAAAAATAATTAAATATAATGGAATTTATATTATCAACAGAGGACACAAATAGATATGGTTATAAAATTTTAACAAAAGGGATTCAAGTTCCTGAAAAATTACCATTACTTTTTAACCACGATCCAAATCAAGTTTTAGGTGAATGGGTTAAAATAAGAAAAAAGGATGGTAATTTAGTAGCAGAGGCTTCTTTTGATGAAGATGATGATGATGCTATTAAAGTAAAGAATAAGATAAATAAGATGTATATTGGTGGTGCTTCTGTTGGGTTTAATATTTTAGAATTAGATGAAGATGGGAAAATTCCTATTGTAAAAAAAGCCGAATTAGTAGAGGCTTCAATCACTCCAATACCTGCTAATAAAAGGGCAATAAAATTATTTCATAAAAATGAAGAAATAGGTGAAAAAGATTTATATATATTAATGAATAAAATATCAAAAAATAATTCTATTAAAATGGAAATAACAAAACTTTCAAAAATATTGGATTGTCCAGAAGATAAGATAGAAGATAAAGTAAAAGAACTTTCTTCTAAAATAGAAACTCTTGAATCTAATGTTTTAAAGAAACAAGAACTTATCAACTCTAAAGAAAAAGAACATAAAGTAGAAATTGAAAAGTTAAATAAAGAAATTGAAAATTTTAAAGAAAAAGAATTAACCAATCAAATTAATACATTAGTAGATAATGCCATTAAAGAAGGTAAAATTCTTGAAACACAAAAAGAAGAATATCTATCATTAGCAAAAGCAGATATGGATTCGGTAAAGAAAATTTTTGATAAATCTCAAAAATTAAATAACGAAAAAATAACTGATGAAATCAATAATGAAGATTTAAATAAAGATACAAATTTATCTTGGACTTTTGAGGAATGGACTAAAAAAGACCCAGAAGGATTAAGAGATATGAAGTATAATGATTATGATAGATTTGAAAAATTAATGAACGAACAAATTAAGTAATAACTTAATTTTAAAAAAAAATAATTACAATATAATGGCAAGTTCAACAAGTATTTATACAGAACATTGGTTAAAAAACCAAGTTCAAGAAAAAATTGCGAGTGCGAATAACTTTTTACAATATTCAAAAGATCACACTCCTTTTGTAAATAACACGAGGGTTCATATACCCCAGGCTGCTTCACCATCATCTATATCTGTGGATAATTCAAGTTTCCCATTATCAGTAAATACAAGGTCTGATAGTGATAATTACTATGATATTCATAAATTTAGTTCTGATGCTATGCAAGTAGAAGATATGGAAGCAGTTGAATTATCTTATGATTTGAAAGATTCTATTCTTTCACAAGATATTAATGAAATAAGAGATATAATCAATGATTATATGTTATACTACTGGGCAGAAGATGCTGCAAGTGGTTCTTCATTAGTAGAAACAAGTTCAATTACTTTTAATGATATGTTATCATTAGCAGAAAAATTTGATGAAGATAACATTTCAAGAATGGGTAGAAAATTTATTGTTAATCCTTCTATGGCACATTCACTTTATAAAATTGATAGGTTTGAAAAAACAAATGATTTGAATAACAACATCTCAATTGATGGTTATGTAGGTAGATTAGCAGGATTTGATATCTTTGTAAGGGATACTGTCCTTGAAGCAAGTGGTTCTACTGGAAGTTCTGCTTTAACAATTATACCCCCATCAGTAGCAACAGGAGTCACTGAATATGATGTAGGTTTGGCTTGGCATCCAGATTATGTATCAAGAGCATTTGGTGATGTTAAATTATTTATGACAGACAATCATCCTTTATATCAAGGAACTCTATTGTCTTTCGCAGTAAGGGCTGGTGGAAATAAAATGAGAAGTGATGGTAAAGGTGTTTATGGATTGGTAGATATATCATAAAATATAAAAGAAAAAACGTAGTTTAATTGCTACGTTTTTCTTTAAAAAATAATAAAGTATAATGGCTTTAAGCAAAGTTAGTATAAATATAAAAAATGGTGGTTTAGCAAGAGAAGCCGCTGGTGAAGATCATATAAGTGGTATTATAAGTTATAATGATTCAGTGCCTTCTTCTGGTATAACATCATTAGGTGATATTAAGAAGTATGGTTCTTATCAAGAAGCAGAAAGTGATGGTATTACAGAAGATTCTGATAATAAACAAGAATGGTATCATTTAAAAGAATTTTTCTTACAAAATCCAAATGGAGTTTGTTATTTAGGCATATTCTCTACTGCTGAAACTTATGATTATGCAGAAATAGAAGAAATGCAATCGGAAGCAGATGGAACTATTAGACAAATGGCAATTATAATGCCTGATGATTATGGATTTACAGCAAGTGAATTAAACGATATTCAAACTGAATGTGATAACAGGAAAGATGATTATGAACCAGTTCAAATATTATTTTCACCTTCATTTACAGGAGAAACAGAAGCAAGTGATTTAACTTCATTAACTGATTTAAGAGATGGTTCTTATAATAATCCTGATGTATCCGTAGTATTAGGATATGATGAAACGAGTTATAATTCAGGTTTATCTATGGCTGGTGCAGCATTAGGTGTTTTAAGTAGAAGTAAAGTCTCTGATTCAATTGCTTGGGTTGGTGCTAATAATCTTTTATCAAAAACAAGCGAATTTTCTACTATAAAATTAGGTGGTGTTTCTTATTCTGATTTATCATCAACACAATTAGATACTATAAATGATTTAGGATATATTTTTGTAAGAAAATTCCCTAATAAAGGTGGAAGTTATATTTCATCTGCATTAACTACAACAGAAACTACTGATGATTTTTGTGATATCCAAACAAGAAGAACAATATTAAAGGTATATAGAGGTGTTTATGAAAATCTATTACCTCTTTTAAATTCTTCAATATTAATTGATTCAGATAATGGAACTATTGATTATATTGCAGTTAAAAATTTTGAAGACAAAGGTGGTATCATATTAGAACAAATGAAAAGAGATAATGAAATTAGTGATGGGTCAGTATTTGTTGATCCTGATCAAGATGTTCTTTCTAATTCAAGGGTTGATGTATCATTGACTGTAGTTCCTTATGCGACTGCAAAAGAAATAAGAGTAGATTTAGGTTTATCTACTACAATATAATAAGTAAGAATGTCAAATTTTTATGATATATATGGTTGGTTAGGAAAAGAAAGGTTTGATAAATCTTATTCTTATTCTTTTAGACAAGGTGAGACAGAGCAAATAGATATTAATTTAAATGATGCTGGTGATTTAGATTCATATAATAGTATTGGTGTTTATTTGTATTCAAATGATACATTAATACATAAATGGTCTGGTTCAACTGATTCATATTTAGATGAAGATGGAGAAATATATATTTCAGGAGATAATTTAAAAATTAATTTATCAAATGAAAAATCAAAAATGATTCCTGCGGGAATTATAAAAGCCTCTGTAATTACTTATGGGGCAACAACAAATGAATATTATATATATTTAGGAGTTGTTCATAAAGGTTATTCAGTTGAATATCCTTAAAAATTAATTAAAATAAAATGGCAGGCAACGCATATACACCAATGATTAATGGAAATGTTTATGACTGGGCAAGTGTAAAAGTATCTATGTTAGACGCATTAGTAATTAATGTTTCAAATATTGATTATAGTGAAGCACAAGAAATGGAATTAATTTACGGTGCTGGAGTTAATCCAGTAGGTAGAGGTTATGGAAATTTTGTTCCAGAAGCAACAATAACTTTAAGAATGGAAGAATTAGAATCTTTAAGGAATGTATCACCAACAGGTAAGATACAAGATATTCCTGATTTTAATATTCAAGTTTCTTATATTCCTGATTCTGCTGCAAAAATAACTACTCATAAATTAATGAATTGTAGATTCACTAACAATGGTAGAACTGTGGCTCAAAATGATAAATTTATTGAACAAGAAATTGAATTGTCAATTTCTCATATAGAATGGAATGCGTAAAAAATGGATATTAGTTTTTTAGGAAGAAGTTTTACAATTTATGAGTTGAATCTTCATAATAATGAATATGAGGGTGAAATAATTATGTCAAAGGCTGATTATGATTATTTGAGGAATATTAAATCAAGGATAAATAATTTAACTTTTGATTTAAAACTTCAAGTGGGTCATATTATAAATATATGGCACGATGTTAAATTTAAAAATAACGGAGTGGCATTAACAGATAAAAGGAAAATTAATTTTTCCTTTAAAAATAAATCAAATAAAAATGAAGTTAGAAAATGAAAAAATTCAAAATTTAAAGAAAAAGCACGGCGAAATATACGAAATTGAAGTAGTAGATCACGAAGGAAAAAAATTGTATTGTTATTTAAGGAAACCTAATAGAGAAGAATATTTTGCTTATTATTCTTACGTAGCATCAACACCAATGAGAGGATTTGAAATTCTTTTAAATTCTTGTTGGATAGAAGGTGATGATGAAATAATGGATGATGATAAAGCATTCTTTGCTGCTTTAGGTGAAGTTAGTAAAATAACTGATATATATGAATCAAATATAAAAAAAAATTAGAAAAATATAAAATACAAAAAAATGATCATTTAAGACAAATGGAATCAATTATAATGTATGAATATAATATTGATCCAAAAAATTTAACTGATGATGAATTTTGTAGATATTTTGAAAATATTGTATGGATAAAAGGAAATTATTTAAAGAAATTTAAATAATATCCTTTTTTTTATATATAAAAATAAAAAGAAACAATGTCCGACCAAACAACAAGGTTTAGATTTGTTGCTGATGATAAAGTATCAAAATCACTTAAAAAAATAGATAAAACTGCTAAAAAGTCTTTTTCTACTGCTGAAGGAGCATCAAAGAAATATTCAAAACAAACTGATAAGGCTGCTCGTTCAACAAAAAAAGTTAGTGGTGGTATGGGGAGGATGTTATCAAAAGCAAATTTACTTAAAGGTGCTTTAACTGCTTTAGCAGTTGTTGCTCTTAAAAAAGCAATAACAGGTGCTGTTAAACTTGGTGCTGAAATGGAAAAGACACAATTGGCATTCAATACTTTTTTAGGTTCAGCAAAATTAGGCAAAGAAGTTATTAGTGAGTTAAATGAATTTTCAAATATTACTCCTTTTGATAATGAACAAGTTATAAAAGCAGGTAAAAGTCTATTGGCTGCTAATGTCCCTGCTAACAAACTTACAGAAACATTAACAAGAATAGGTGATATTAGTGCAGGTGCTTCAATTCCTATAACTGATTTATCAAACATATATGCTAAAGCAATGAATAAAGGGAAACTTCAAGCAGAAGAATTAAACCAAATGGCTGAAAGAGGTATTCCAATTATTGATGAATTATCAAAAACAATGAATATTACTAAAAAAGAGGTTTTTGATTTTGCTTCAAAAGGTAAGATAACAAGTGATATTATTGATGATGTTTTTAAATCAATGACAAGTGAAGGTGGTAAATTCCATAAATTAATGCAGAAGCAATCACAAACAACATCTGGTTTATTTTCAACATTACAAGGTAAATTACAATTAACTGGTATTGCTATGTTTAAGCATATGAAACCTGGTATTGATAGTGTTGTAAAGGGTTTAATTGGATTAGCAGACAAAACAAGGGAGTGGGTAGAAATTGATGCTGCTGATGAAATTAAAAAAGAAAGAGATAGATTAAATTTATTATCAATTCAAATTAGAAGTGCTAATTTAAGTGAAGAAGAAAGACTTGGAATATTGAAAGAAATGGAAGAAATTAATCCAAAAATCACTGATGGTATTGATAAAGAAAATATTAGTTTAGGTAAGTTAAATGATAATATGGAAGAGTATAATAAATTGGCTGTTAAAAAGATGGTTATGGCTAATTTAGAAGAAAAACAAGAAAAATATTTAGCAAGAATATCAAGACTTGAAGTAAAAAAAGCAGACCAACAATTAAAACTTGCAGAAGCAGTTTCAGAATATCTTCACACTACAAGAGGTAATACATATGGTATGAATATTGATAGATTGGCTGAAAAAATGGGTGAAACACCAGAAGGAATTAGAAAACAATTATCTGAATTAGATCCAGCCGAAGCAGCAAAAAAAATAAATGAATGGACTGAAAAATATGCTAATAGACAAAGTTTATTAGGAACTGTGCCAATGGGTAATATTAGTGAATTAGAAAGAAAAATAAAAAAAGCATATGAAGATGAAGGTTTTATAGATTTAAATAAAATGATTAAAAATATGCAGAATAAATTTGGTGGTGATGATAAAGATGTTAAAGTAAAAGTTGAAGGTGATGGTGGTGATGATGGTGGTGGAATATTAGGGGATGAAGGAACAACATTATCTTCAAGTAGAGTTGCTAAAAATTTAACTATAAATATAGAAAAGGTTGTTGATGAAAATGGAATTATAATAAATGATTTAGATTTTGAACAATCAACAGAAGAAATGAAAGATAGACTATTAGAGGTATTTAGACAATGGTCAATTGATTTGAATGAATTATAAAAAATAATAAATGAAATGAGTTATTCGTTAGGTGTAAAGCAAGGTGCAAATTTACTACAAAATAAACAAACACCTTCAAATATATTAAAGACAAATAAATTATCAAGTCAATTTATAGCAAGTGCAGCAGCAGTTGGAATAACAAATGATGTTGCTAAAAGGTTATTTAATCAATGGACTAATTTTGATAGTGATGAACAATATCAAGAAGCAAAAAGCATATATGAAGGAACATATGATACATCATATAAAGTTAGTGAAATGAATGGATTACCTATATTTGACAGGTATGTAGAATTAATTGGTGAAGAAGAAATGAAGTTAGATATTGTATTTATAAACACAAGAAGAAAACCAATAATGAAAATTATAAATATACCAGGTAAAAATTTTTCAATAAAAGAAAAATTAAGTGGTGGTGATGTTGAAATAGTGTTAAAAGGTTCATTATTAAGTTATAATCCATATAGATATCCAGCAGAAAAAGTAAAGAAAATTACTGATTTATTAGATAATACAGATAATTTAAAAATAAATTCAAATTATTTAAATGAAAATTTAAAGATAACACAAGTTGTTGTAAAAGATTGGTTTTTAAAAGAAGATAATAAATTTTCAAATATTGTAAATTATACAATCACTTTATTAAGTGATGAAGAAGAAGGAATCTCAATATAATGTTAGTAATAGATAATTATGTAAAAATTAAAAAAACTAACCCAGTATTGGCTGGTGGTCAAGATGAAATCAAATTAAGACCAAAAAATTTTAAAATAGATTCATCTTGGAATGATATTGGAATAAAAGCATCTGTTTCTTTTTATTTAAGACCTTTTATATATGATAATAATATTCTTTATTTTGAGGAAGGAGATAAAAAATTTGAAATATGGGTTGGTGATGAAATAGAAATATTTTGTAAATATAAAGGTTATAATAGTGAATATGATAATATTGTTTTTAAGGGTTATGTATCAGACTTTGTAAGTATATTGTCTTCCCTTGAAGTTATAATAGAATGTGAAGATGAATATTTTTTATTTAAAAATAATACATTACAATCAGATGAATCATTATTAATTGATGAATCATTTAATAATTTAACTTTAAAAGAAGTTATAAATATTGCTGTTGATAAAGTAAATAAAGTGAATAAGACTTCAATAGAAGCAGTTGTATGGGATTTAAATGATGTTATATCATTTAATATCAAAAAAAATATAACTCCAGCGGAGTTGCTTAATTTAATTAAGGATAGGTATCAAGGATTAAAAATATTTTTTAGAAAAGATGAAGATGATACTAAATTATATGTTGGATGGTCTCATTGGAATAATAAAGGTATTAATGACTATTCCAAACAATTTGATTTCGCTTACATATATACTGATGGTTATATGCCTTTAATAACATTTAATTTAAATTTAAAAAATGTTAATAAGAATAATGTCTTGGTTAAAATAACATCAACAAAGAATAATAAAAAAATTGAAGGTAAATTTCCAAGAAATTTAAGTGAATTTGGTGCTAAAGAAGTAAGAGAAATAAATTTTGATGATGAAACATATACAGAAGAAGAATTAAAAAACACAGCAGAATCAGTATGGAATGATATTGGTGAAGATAAAGGATTAACAGGTAAATTTATCACTTTTGGTTATCCAAAAATAAGACACGGGGATATTATAACATCAACAATATTTATGAATAATGATGAAAGAATAGATAGGTTTTTTGTTAAAGGGGTTAGAACAACATTAAGCCAATCTGGTTTTAGAAATGAATTAAAATTAATCAGTTATTAGTATGAGTGAAATTACGCAATATTTAAGGACATTAACAAGAATTGATAAAGATGAAATTTATTCAGTTTTTTGTGAAGTTAAAGAAGTAGATAAGAACAATAATAAATGTAAAGTTAAACCAATTAGGTGTGAAAATGAGAAAATTAATATTAATGAAGTTATGCTTGGTTGTAAAATAGATGATATTAATGATTTTGTTATTTATCCAGAAGTTGGAAGTATTGTTTTAATTAATTGGATTTCAAAAGATAAAGCATTTATTGCCTTATATGGTGATATTGATGAAATTGTTATAAACAGGGGTGAGAATGGTGGTTTGATTAATATTATTGATTTAGTAGAAAAAATGAATACTATTGAAGCAGACCTAAATGATTTAAAATCAAAAATAACAAATTGGGTCCCAGTTGTTAATGATGGTGGTGCTGCTTTGAAAGCAAATTTGACTGATTGGTCTTTAAATAAAATTGTTGAAACAAAGAAAGAAGATATTGAAGATGAAAATTTTAAACATTAAATATTAATATATAAAATATGGATTTTAAATTAGATGAAAATTTTGAGTTAGAAATAGTTAATGGTGATTTTGTCTTATCAGAAGATAAAAGACAAGATGCTAATTTAATTATACAAATATCACCAGGTGGTTTAAGATATATTCCTACCATCGGTGTAGGTATTGATTCTTACTTAAATTCAAGGAATGTAAATAATTTTAAAAGGAATGTTATTGAAGAAACTGATAAAATTGATGTTGATGTATATAAAATATATGTTGATATTAGTTATGATGATTGGGATGTAGATGTATTAATTAAAAATTAATTTAAAAAATGAAATCAATAAAAAGGAAATATAATCAAAATATTGTAGATTTTGTGCTTCAAAATTATGGTAGTATTGATCATTTAATAGATTTCATTTCATTAAATGATTTAGAATATGATGAATTTGAAGATAATGATGAATATTATGTTAGTGATATAATTGATAATAGAATTGTTAATTTTTATGATAATAATGAAATAGATGTTATAAATGGTATTGACGAAACTTCATATGATAATTTATATCCTGACCCTTCTTATTATACACCTTTATCAGGAACTCCAAGCATTATTGAATATAATGAAAATATTATTTTAAAAAATATTACTGATTTTAGCGAATGGACTGATCCTTGGAAAGATGAATATGAAGATGGTAATCCATATGGTGAATCTTACGTAAGTGGTGAAACTTATGAATATGTTGCTAATTCAGGTAAGACATTTGCTATAATATGCACAAAGAGATTGTGGGATAGTGAGACTGTTTTAACATTGTCTGATAATACTTTTGAACCAGGTAATTATAATGTTAAGATATTATGGGATAGTAGTGATTTAGAGGTTAGTGGTGTCTGCTTTTTAGGTGGTTATACTACTTTAGGAAATAGTAATAATACTGGTTATACATATAAAAATGTAGAATCTAATTTAGATTTATATTTGGATGAAGAAGATACAGGAAGTATTGCTAATGAGGTTTATATACAATATGTATTACCAAGTGGTAGCACAACAACTATAAATTTAAAAGAAATTACAATTTTAAAAACTTAATTGAATATAATGATTACAGGAAGAACATCAACAGAAATTTATAATACAATAATAGATAGAATTAGTGAAAATGCTAATTTATCATCATTAACCAAAACTGCTTCAACAGCAATATATAAGTTATATGCTAATGTTATAGCATATATTTTAAGTATTTTTGAGAAAAATCTTGAAAATTCTTATGAAGAATTAGAAGAAATATCAACAAACAATATTATAGGCACTGCTAAATGGTTGGCAGAAGTTGCTAAAAATTATCAAGATGGTGATACAATTGTTTTTGATTCTACAAATAATGAATTTAAATATGAAGAAGAAGATGATGAAAAGAAAATCATTACTTCTTCTGCGGTTGAAGAAGGATCAAATAAAATTATTTTGAAAGTAAAAAAAGAAGATGGTTATTTAGATGGTGATGAATTAGAAAGATTCATTGTTTATATATCGACTATTAAAATTGCTGGTCCAAAAATTGAAATTAGAAGTGTTGAATCAGATAAATTGAGATTAAATATTGATGTATTTTATGATGGTCAAAGGAAAAAAAGTGAGATACAAAGTGAAGTTGAAGATAATATTAATGAATATATTGAAAATCTTGATTTTAACACAACTGTAAGAAGTATAGAAATAGTTGATGAAATTCAAAAAGTTGATGGAGTTATAGATGTTCATTTTAAAGAAAGTAAAGGACAACCATTAATTGGATCAAATACTGATTGGACTTATACATACAAATCTTATTCAGGATGGTGTGAAATTGACCCTAAAAACAAATTAAGTGATACTATAACTTATTCAGCAACAAAAAAATATTAAAAAATGATTATAAAATATCATACATATAAATTATTAAATAACATTCTACCAAAGGTAATTAGAGATACAAATACTACTTATAATTATCTTAAAGAATTATTATATCCTGTTAAGCAAAAACAAGATGAATTTAATACTGAAATTGACTTAATTAAAAGGGATATGATGCACACTGGTCAAATGGGGTCATTAGACCATTACATAAATAATGTTAAATATGAAGATATGGGTGGTTATGTTTATTTTGATGATGAAGATTATTTAGAAGGAAATTATGTATATACAGAAGGAGAAGGTAGTTATGATCAAATATATATATATACTAATAGTGGTGAAACAGGAACTACTTATGATTATTCTCCAACATATTTTTATACAGAAAATGAAACTGGTTTAAATCTTTATACTTTTAAGTTAATTGTTCCTTTAATTTATGAAAATAGTGATTTATTAAATGGTGTGGAATATTATATTAATAAGTATAAAGCAGCAGGAACAACTTATAATATCCATTATTATTCAGGAACAACAACAGATTTAACTTATAATAATATTGGCACTTATATGATTGATCCTTATACTTCTTATGATAGTGGATTTACAGGATATTTAACTGGTGAAACAGGTTATTTAGAAACAAATCATAATATTGCTTCTGGTATGAGTTCAGACACTTTCTATATTAGTGATAATTCTACAAATTATTTTTACGGATATACTTCTAATTATCCAGATAATGGGGTGGCAAAAACAGAAGAATTTGATTTAAGTATTTCTACTTATAATTTTAAATGGAAAATACAATATTATGAAGATGAAACACCTGTTTCAGGTTTAACAAATGGTGTTGATATACATATATATGATAGTGGTGATACACCATTGTTTAAATTAAGTGATGAAGTTGATTCAAGTTTATCAGGAACTTATGAATATTCTTGGGATTGTGATTCAGGATCAACAGGTAATTATGTAAGATATTTCTTTGAAAATGCAAGTGATAATGAAGCATTTGATATTCAATTATATATGGAAAATGAAAATGATTATATACCTTTCATTCATAAAAGGGGTTATGAAGTATCTTTTGATATTGATGATATACAAAATGGTTATAATACATTTAATGGTGCTGATTCTTTACATAGATTATTTGGTGCTGATGAAAGTGGATATACATTTAATAAATATACTGGTGCTACTGCCGATTGGTTATATACAACAGATGCCACATATTATTCAATGAAATATACAGGTGAAACAACAGGAACTGCATATTATGGTGGTGCTGCTGATGAAAATAGAAATGGTTATATAGATGTAAAGATTAAAATAAATGATGTTAATGATATATCTAATATGCAATTATTGTTAGTTGATAGTAGTGTTGATGTGATAGATTCTATTACTATTCCTGAAAGTGAATTATATGAAGGAAATATATATATATGGAGGGGTTATTATGTAAGTGGTGATACAAGTTATTTAGGTGAAGATACTCAATTTAGGATGTATTGGGATAATGATGAAGTTGGTGCTAATTTTGATTTTGAATTAGGATTTGAATATGATAGAGATCAAAGAATTTCAGTTGTTTTAGTTGATAGTGGTGGAACAGAAATTAGTGATGAAACAGATTTAATTAAAGAAGAAGGTTCTTATACTTATCCTTTATCCCCATATTATAGTGTGGATAGTGGTAAAATAAGATTTAATATATATAATAATGATTATAATGCTATTGTTGGTTCAATGAATGGATTAACTATAACAAATTTAGTTATTACAGAAAATAATTATGAATAATGGATAGAATTAATTTTGATAGAAAGGGTGGATACCCTATGCATTTAGAAGATTTTAAATTTAATAATGATGGTATAGAAAGGATATTAAAGGCTATGTGTGAAGCACAAATGTGTGATGGTGATACATATACTTGGATTGGTAATGCTGAATTAGATGGTGGAGATTTGACTTGGACTGATGGTGTGGTCTTTGATAAAACAAATGATGAAATATATTTTGTTGATGCTGGTAGTGTGTCTGATTCAAGTTTTGAATTAAATGGTATATCAAATGTTTATTGTTATTTGGTTGAAACAAATGATGGTGTTGGATTAACATTTAAAGATGGAATCACTTGGTATCCAAGAAAATATAAAAGAATAACATTTAATACTTCTACTTATA